CTGCGGTAGAAGGATATTAAAATCCTGACATTTGTGTGTTGAAGCTGTTAACCATGCCGGTTTGAGAGTCTTGTGGCTTAATCCCACCACATTGACTTAGTCAGACCCGCTTAGGCAGTGTTCAACTAGGGAAACCTAGCACATTTGAAAAACAAAACGGCAGGTTGCCCCCCTGTACGTCTCACCTCTGGTGAGTTAGCTCTTGGTCCTGAAAATAATAACTTCAGGGTTGAGCCAACCCGAAGACATGATGTCTTCAAAGGCTTGAGTCAAGAGGCGGCTTTCGAGGATTTGATTCATGAGATGGCTTTGCAACCATTTCTAGATCCAATTTCTCGAGGCCCCAGGCACAATTCGTTCTTGAGTTCACTCTTCAGTGATCTCGAATCGTCTCTGAGGGTTCTTCCCTTTGAGGGACGACATTTCGTCGTCAATGCACGCACGATCCGCGGAAAGGCGGAACACTTACCATGGAAAGGCAATCAAAAAATGCGAAAGAAATTTCTCGCAGATGCCTCGAACTTCATGAGCCTATCTCTCAACAAGATGTGGAAGGTGATCGAGTATCTCCTTTCAGCTTACTCTTACGAGAGTGTTTTTGGCTATGAAAAGTACGGTAAGAAGTTCTACTATTTCCGGAATTTGGTGAGAACGAAACATATCTTTGGTCTGTCTGACGCGGTCGATCAAGCAATGGCGAATTTTAACATCACTGTTAACTTTCCCATCGTCAAGACCGTACCGTGGAAGAATTGCCAAGGACGTTTCCGTTCTCGCTCCCGAATGTATTGTCGAATCCGACGTGGGCAAGGAGTTCAAGTCGACTTCCGTTTTCAACGTAAGTCTTCCAGTTCCCTCCGACGTCGGTTCGACCTATTCTTGCATTACCTGAAAGTCTTTCCCCTGGATTCTTTGGAGAAAGACTATGTCAAGATGATCAAGTTGTCTCTAGCTGGTCTGTTTTCTTTGAAAATGGACCAGGAGCTTCCTGAGGGTTTTGAAGAGAAGGCCATTCCGGTCTTCCCCGATTATACCCAAAAGAAGCTGGATAACATTCTTCAAGATAAGAAGAAGCGGGTTCAATTCTATTTCAACCTGCTTCAGTCGAAGGGGCTCTGTGCCCCAGTCGGGGACGACATGATTGAGGAGGCGTATGTAAAACACGCTAACTCTCTCTGCCGTCCCCCCGAAGAATGTATCCCTAAGGACAATGAACTTTTCCAAAAGCTATTTGACTATGGAGTCAATGTGGGTAAACAAATCCACTATGACCCTTTCACCACCTCTCTCCCAAATGAGATGTCTTCCATTGAGAAGAATCGATCCCAAGGAGGGAATAAGGGTGGCTTAGTCGACAATGGTACTTTGCAGAAGTTCGTTGGTCATCCGCTGTTACGTAACGATAGTCCTCGTTGTGAACCAACCGTCATTGGTCTTTTCGGACCTCCCGGTTCGGGAAAAACGACGATGGTCAATCACCTTATCAACCAACTACGGAGACACTTGTGTCCCCGATGGAAAAGGGAAGATTTTGTGTATTCCCGTTCCTGTGCAACTAAGCACTGGGACGGCTATACCAATCAACCCGTGGTTGTTTTGGATGATTTTGGCCAGGACTTGCAGGACCGATCTGACTTGTCAGAATTCATGATGTTGATATCATTGAATGACTACGTTCTTCCAATGGCAGACTTGCCATCTAAAGGAAGAAAGTTCGATAGTCGGATCGTCATTGTTACCTCGAACATGGCTTTCGGTTCCCCTTTGATTGTTGACAGTACTATGAAGTCAACTATCGAGGATCCGATGGCCTTGTGGCGTCGTTTCGATCTTCCCCTATTGTTGGGTAACGATCAAGATCGATGCCAGAGGTATCAATTTGTCCCTAGTAAGTTACGTGAACAAGCAATCAGACAGAAGCATTACATATTACAAGATCACTGGAACAGTTCGATCAGGTTCCCGGGTCGCGGGGAGCTCGCTGGTTGTAGTTCAACCAGGAAGGACCAT